CCTCTTTTTTTATCTAAACGTGTATAAATAGTAGCATGGCACTTACTACAAATTTCAATTATCTTCAGCCTACCAGTTTCAAGCTTGTAGTTGATCGTAAAAACTTTCCCAATCTTGAGTTTTTTGCTCAACAGATTACTCATCCTGGACTGATTATGCCTGCAGCTGAGTTACCTGTAAGAAGGATGCAGTCAATACCTTTTCCTGGTGAATCACTTACAATTAATGAACTATCAGCTACGATACTCTTAGACGAAGATTTGAAAAGTTACAATGAGATGTACGAATGGATTCGTAGAAACCAACGTACAAACATGGGTGATCAAGCCTTTATTAAAAGAGGAACTGAGATACCCACAAATGCAGATATTACTCTGTCAATTCTCTCAAGCCATAATAATCAAACAAAAACAGTAAGATATATTGACGCGCTACCTGTGGCGTTAGGTGATATAAATTTTGAATCTACTGCAAGCGGAACGGAATATATTACATTCGTTGCTTCATTCCGCTTTAGTTACTTTGAACTGACATAGGAGTAATAATGTTATCAATACTAGGTTCACTACTTGGATTTGCTGGATCTGCGGTTCCAGCAATTACTGATTCGTTTGCTCGAAAAGCGGATCATAAACACGAAATTGAAAAAATGAAAGTCATGGCGGAACTTAAAGCAAGTGGCTATGACCATGAAATGAAAATGTACGAACAACAAGGCGCTGATAAAGAGCACGATAGGTTGATTCAGCACGATATAAGTATAAACAAAGGAACAGGTATTATTGCTGGTTTACAGAAATCAGTACGTCCAGTAATTACTTATGCGTTCTTTGGTTTGTTTGCGACCATTGAAATAACGTTACTCATGCAAGCATTAGAAAAAGGAACTGACTTTGCTCAAGCAATTCAGTTATTATGGGACGAAGATACAAAAGCTATCTTTGCAGCAATTATATCATTCTGGTTTGGATCCAGAGCAATTGAGAAAGCGAGGCGAAAATGAAAGAACAATTGATTAAAGCAGCACGTATGCACGCTGAAGGCGAACTTGAACGCGCGAAAACAAATATTATGGTCTATATGAATCAAAGTGTAGGCATCGGCGAACATAGCGATATTGTAGAGGCTATTCAAGAAGAACTTGATAAAATGGCAGCGGCAACTGATCGTATTGAAATGCTTGAACAGCATTTTGAAGACGACGAATATTTAAAATAAAAAAAATATTTTTTTCTGAAAAAGTGTCCAGGGGCTGTTTACAAAAACAGCCCTTTGATATATAATACTACATATAAAGCAAATCACTACATAAAGGAATCAGCTGATGCAATCAAATCGATTCGCGGATACTAGAGACTTTTTGTCCCAAACGAAATTCTACGAAGGTTATTCGAGATTTAAAGAAAACGATGGCTCATACGAGAGCTGGGATGAGGCTGTCGATCGTGTAATATCAATGCACGAAAATAACTATTCAGACAAAACAGAAAAATTAAATCCATATTTAGAAGAAGCTCGCACCGCTTATAAAGAACAACGGGTGCTTGGAGCTCAACGCGCTTTACAGTTTGGCGGAGAACAATTGATGAAACATCAGATGCGTATGTACAACTGTACGTCATCTTATGCCGATCGTCCTGCTTTCTTTGGCGAGTTTTTCTATATTTTATTATGCGGAGCAGGTGCAGGCTTTTCTGTACAAGAACATCATATCGCTAAACTACCAAAGATTCAGTTGCGTACAAAACAAGCAAAAGGTTATATTGTAGAAGATTCAATCGAAGGTTGGGCTTCTGCACTTGACGTTTTGATGGCTTCGTACATGGTAGGCGGTGGCAAATATCCAGACTACGAAGGTCGTCGTGTATTCTTCGATTTGTCTCAGATCAGACCAAAAGGCGCAAAAATCTCTGGTGGATTTAAAGCTCCTGGTCCAGAAGGTTTACGTAAGTCTTTGGATAAGATTGAGCACATGTTACAAGGTATGGTGATGGACGCAAAAGAACCTGTTTCTCTTCGTCCTATTACAGTGTATGATATCTGTATGCATGCAGCCGACGCTGTTTTATCTGGTGGTGTTCGTCGTTCCGCAACAATTTGTCTCTTCTCTCCAGAAGACGATGAAATGATGAACGCAAAAACAGGTAACTGGTTTATGGATAATCCACAGCGTGGTCGTTCAAATAACTCAGCTGTTATTGTACGAGACGAAGCTACACCTGAAATGTTCGCAAAGATTATGGATTCTGTTAAATCATTTGGCGAACCAGGCTTTTATTTCACAACATCAAAAGAACATACAACAAATCCTTGTGTTGAGATCGGTATGTATCCTCAGTACGAAGGCGAGTCTGGCTGGCAAGGCTGTAACCTAACAGAAATTAACGGTGGTATGTGTGCTACTGAAGATGATTTCTATCAGGCATGTCGTGCTGGTGCCATTCTTGGTACATTACAAGCGGGATACACGGACTTTAAATTTTTAAGTCCTGTATCTAAAAAGATCTTCGATCGCGAAGCATTGCTTGGTGTTTCAATTACAGGATGGATGAATAACCCCGATATTCTTTTCGATACGAAGATCCTTAAAAAAGGAGCAAACATTGTTAAGAAGGTCAACAGGGAAGTTGCAGCCATTATTGGTATTAATCCTGCTGCTCGTACTACTTGCGTTAAGCCAAGTGGTAATGCATCAGTTCTGCTACGAACCGCTTCTGGCATACATGCAGAGCATTCTTCACAATACATAAGAAACATTCAAATGAATAAAGAGTCTGAAATTACTCAGGCTATTATCAAATCGAATCCTTATATGGTTGAAGAATCAGTATGGTCAGCATCAGGTACTGACGTTGTAATTTCTTTTCCGATCATTCCTCATCAAGGCTCTTACTTTAAAGATAACCTGTACGGTGTAAAACACCTGGACCTCGTTAAAAAGGCTCAGAAGTATTGGGTTGTCGAAGGCACAAATGAGGAGTTATGTGCAGACGAAGGTATTCGTCATAACGTTTCTAACACAATTATTGTCGACGACTGGGATGATGTAGAGAAGTACGTGTTTGAGAATCGCTATTCTTTCTCAGGTATCTCTTTCCTTGCGCCATCTGGCGATAAAGACTACAATCAAGCGCCAAACACAGCCGTAATTACAGCCGAAGATATGGTTGATAAGTACGGTGAAGGTGCTATATTCGCTTCAGGTATGGTTGTCGACGCACTCAAAGTATTTACAAACCTATGGATCGCTTGCTCTACAGCGCAAGGTATGGGCGAGGATCTTACACTTGAATCTTCAGAAAACTCAGCAAAGCAAGACTGGGTCAGACGATTCTCAAACTTTGCTCATAACTATTTTGAAGGAGATCTTAAGAAAACTGAATACTGTTTAAAAGATTCTTATTTACTTCATAAATGGAATAAGATACAACAGAACCTTCAACCAGTAGATTGGAAGACGGATCTTACAGAAAAGACATACGTAGACGTCGACACACTTGGAGCCGCAGCCTGTGCAGGCGGTGCTTGTGAAATTGATTTCTAGTCCTTGTGTAAAAATTTGCACGTTGATAGACAAAATATGCATTGGCTGCGGTAGAACACAAGAAGAAATTAAAGAGTGGTTTACAGCTACCGATGAAAGAAAAAAAGAAATAAAGGAATCGTGTGGAAAACGAGTATAGAATAGAATGTGAAGAGTGTGATACGTTAAGTATCGTACTTTTAGATAATGGCACAAAACCAGAATTTTGTCCTGTCTGCGGAAGAAGAGCTCAAGCTGAAGATATATCTGATGGAGACTGGCAAGATATATAATATATGACGTGGTACTATGAAAACAACATTTATGACAAGACCCCAGATGATTACCAAGGATTCGTTTATATCATCACAGAGCTGGATACAGGCAAGAAATATATCGGTAAAAAGAACTTTTGGCGGCCGAAGGTATTACCAAAAAATTCAAAGCGAGCTCGGCGAGTACGCACAAAGCAACCAAGCGACTGGCAAGGATATTATGGATCTAGTAAAGAACTTCAAATACTCGTTGAACAGCGAGGGTCAGATAATTACAAAAGAGAAATTATCCGACTCTGCAGAACCAAAGGAGAAATGTCCTACTTTGAAGCAAAAGCTCAGTTCGATAATGACGTCCTTCTTTCCGATGAGTGGTTAAACGAGTTTATTGGCTGTAAGATACATGCCAAACACCTGCCACCATGGCTAAAAAAAATTTAAAAAAGTGAAATTAAACGTTTACAATTACCTCAAAGTATGATATAATAGTATAGTAACTATGAGGAGCTAAATATATGTTTACACTAACCACTTTCACCCCATCAACTCACACTATCAACTTCAATTCACTACAATCTCTAACTAATCATCTTTTTTATACCAATAAAAATTTTGAACATCTTATCACCCATAACACTCAACTTTATACACTCTCTTATAATCAACTTATAAATTTACCATCTAACCATCCATTCCTTCAATAAAAAGATTTTATTATGATTCTAATTGATTTTTCAGGTATCGCTATCGCTACAGTTGCGGTTAATAAAGTAAACGACGAACAGATGTTACGTCATATGATGCTTAACTCTATTCGCATGTATCGTACCAAATTCAAAAAAGATTACGGTGAGATTGTACTTGCAATCGACAGTGGTAATAACTGGCGTCGTAACTACTTTCCACAGTACAAGGCAAGTCGTCGTAAATCTCGTGAAGACTCTGATTTTGATTGGGGTGAAGCGTTTCGTATTCTTCAGCTTGTACAAGATGAAATCAAACAAAACTTTCCTTATCATGTTATCAAAATTGACGAATGCGAAGCAGACGATATTATTGGTACACTATGCGAAAACTCACAAGAGTTTGGTCAGTATGAAGACATAATGATTGTATCTGCTGATCATGACTTTAAACAACTACAAAGATATGATAACGTTTCACAGTTTTCTCCTTTAACAAAAAAGCACGTGGAAGAAAGCCACCCACGACAAAACTTAAAACTTAAAATATTACAAGGTGATGGTGGTGATGGCGTACCAAACGTACTATCAGATGACGACGTATTTGTAGAGGGTCGCAGACAAACGCCTCTTTCTAAGAAGAAGAAAGAAGCAATACTAAAAGATCTTGGTGAAGGTGAATTACTATACGCAGCTTCATGGTATCGTAATTACTGTCGTAATGAAACACTAATCGATCTCACTAAAACTCCAGATCGTCTCAAAGAAAAGATCTTAGAAGAATATAAAAATCAAGATCCTTGGAATAATAAAGGTCTGGTGTTTCCATATCTTATAAATAAAAATATGAAACAGCTGATTGAATCCGTGGAGGAATTTGTATAATGGATTTAGATGTATTTGAAGTGCTTGAAAAAGCAGCAAAACAAAGAACTAAAGCTAAAAAAGTAGAAGTTCTTAAACAAAATGAAAGTTGGCCATTAAAGGATATCATACGTGGCTCATATGATTCTACTATCGAATGGGATATTCCAGCAGGAGATCCACCTTACACAGCCTCGCCAGCACATATGCACCCAGCAAGTCTTTTAAGAGAACATAAGAAATTTGTTTACTTTGTCAAAGGTACTCGTGCAAA